GGAGTAGGAACAGATTTATTAGCAAGTTCAAGTGGAACAGACTCTGTTGCAAGAAGCTCTGCTCAAGCTGCGTATCATCATGCAAACGGTGCATACGTTCAAGCTAACACAGGAACAACATTAGCGCAATCTGCTTACGATGCCGCCAACAATTCTGTCGACACTTGGGTTCGTGGTGCTGCTAATAGTGCTAGTTCATATGCTAATAGTGCTTATAGTCAAGCTAATACCGCAACGACTAATGCTTCAACCGCTGACCAGAGAGCCGTAACATCAGGTAGTTATGCTAATGCCGCTTTTAATATTGCTAATACATCAAACTTAACTGCAACAACTGCTAGTTCATATGCTAATAGTGCTTATAGTCAAGCTAACACGGCTACGACTAATGCCGCAACAGCCGACCAGAGAGCCGTAACATCAGGTAGTTATGCTAATAGTGCTTACGGTCAAGCCAATACAGCGACTACGAACGCAGCAACAGCAGACCAACGAGCCGTAACATCAGGTTATTATGCTAATGCCGCTTTTGGTATAGCTAACACCACAAACTTAACAGCAACAAGCGCTAGCTCATATGCTAACTCAGCTTATTCACAAGCCAACACGGCTACGACTAATGCTGCTACTGCCGATCAAAAAGGTGTTAGCGCTGGCGTCTATGCCAATGCCGCTTACGCATTAGCAAACACGGTTAATATTAACGATGCTGCTTCTAGGTCATACGCTAACTCAGCCTACACTCAAGCAAACACAGCTACGACCAACGCTGCTACAGCTGATCAACGAGCAGTCACTTCAGGATCCTACGCCAACAGTGCTTTTTCAACAGCTAACACAGCTTCAGTAAATGCAACAAGTGCTGGTAGTTACGCTAATGGCGCTTTCGCTAAAGCAAATACAGCTAATACACTGGCACAATCTGCATTCGATACAGCAAATACTAAGTTTAATTCTACTGGTGGAACTATTACTGGTTTTGCCAACGTGTCTAGTAATTTGTCTGTTGGTACGTATATAGATATTGCTACAGATTTAGCAGATCCTTCATACAAAGAAGGTAGGGTATTCTACGACTCAGGCGCAAAATCTTTAGCGTATTTTAACGATAGTTCATCTTACGTTCACGCTGGTCAGGATATAGTAATACGAGTTTGGAACAATACCGGTTCAACATTGCCTAGAGCAAACTGTGTATTTATTTCAGGCGGAGCTTCAGCAAACGGATACCCAAGCGTATATCTAGCTAATGCATCTTTGGCTGCAAATGCTGAAGTTATTGGAGTAACGACTACAGATATTCCTCCCAACGCTTATGGGTTTGCTCTAACGGCTGGTAGACTTGAAGGATTAAATACATCATTACTTACTGCGGGTGCAGAATTATTCTTATCTGCTAGTGAACCTGGTAAATTTACTACTTCTGTTCCTGCTACTCCAAATATTCCATTAACTATTGGGTATGTGACTAGCTCAGATTTAACTAACGGCACCATGCTTGTTAATATTCATTTAATGGAAGGAGCCAACAAGACTACAGGTTCTATTCTGTTCGCTCGTGAAAATAAAATTGACCAAGATAACACAGAATTATATTACGATTATGTAAATCATAGGTTGGGTATTGGTACAAATAACCCAACAGCAAACTTACACGTTGTGGGATCTGGATTATTTACTGGTAACGTAACAATTTCAGGTAACTTACTAGTTTCAAACGCTCAATCGATTACAACATCTCAACTAACAGTTGGCGGTAATACCATCATTCTTAATGACGCTGTTACTGGAGCCCCAACATCTAACGCGGAAATTATAGTAAACAGAGGCACTTCAGCTAACGTTTACATTAAATGGGCTGAAGATATCAACGAATGGGTGATGTTTGAAGATGGTGCGTATCCAGAAGGGCATATTCTACATTCAGAAAAAACATTTAGTACTTGGACACAATATACTGCTGCAGCCGCATACGAGAAATTAACTCATCCAGTAGGTGGTGATGTAGCAAATAATACAAACGAAACTGCTAAAGCAGGATTTCAAACAGCAAATATAGCAAGCTCTCATGCTATTGCGGGTTACACTCAAGCTAATACTGCGACAACTAACGCTGCTACTGCCGATCAGAGAGCTGTAAATTCTGGTGTTTATGCTAATGCTGCTTTTGGTGTAGCCAACACAGCTGCGACTAATGCTTTGAGTGCAGGTTCGTATGCTAACAGTGCCTACACTCAAGCTAACACTGCGACTACCAATGCCGCAACAGCCGATCAACGAGCAGTCACTTCTGGCTCGTATGCTAATAGTGCTTTTGGTATAGCTAACACCGCAAATCTAACCGCAACAAGTGCTAGCTCATATGCTAACAGTGCCTACACTCAAGCTAACACGGCTACAACTAATGCAGCTACAGCTGATCAAAAAGGTGTAAGTGCTGGCGTTTATGCTAATGCTGCATTTGCTTTAGCTAACACCGCAAATCTAACTGCAACAAGTGCTAGCTCATATGCTAATAGTGCATATACGCAAGCCAACACAGCAACAACTAACGCAGCAACTGCTGATCAGAGAGCCGTAACATCAGGTTCTTATGCTAACAGTGCCTACACTCAAGCTAACACCGCTTCAGTAAACGCCACTAGTGCAGGCTCTTATGCCAACAGTGCGTATACGCAAGCTAATACTGCAACGACTAATGCTGCTACAGCCGATCAACGAGCCGTAACTTCTGGCTCGTATGCTAACTCAGCTTACTTACAAGCTAACACCGGCACCATACTAGCGCAAGCAGCTTATAACCAGGCTAACACTGGTGGATCTTCAAGTGCTGGTTCTTATGCTAACTCAGCTTACTTACAAGCTAACACAGCTACAACAAATGCCGCTAGTGCTAGCTCGTATGCTAATAGTGCTTACTTGCAAGCTAACACGGCTACAACCAATGCAGCTACTGCAGATCAACGAGCAGTGACTTCCGGATCGTATGCTAATAGCGCTTACACACAAGCCAACACAGCAACGGGTAATGCCGCCACGGCTGACCAAAAAGCAGTCTCTGCTGGCGTCTATGCAAATGCTGCTTTTGGTATTGCAAATACTGCCACTACAAACCTATCAACACAAACAACAAAACTAGCTAACTTCATACGTAACAAAGCAGCTCAGTTTACGCTATCTGGAGGTGGTCTTGTTACGTGGTCAGGCACTTCGGTACTTTGGGGTACTCGAGTTATCGCAATTCCTGTTGAAAATATAGAATATGGTTCTGCTGGATATTTTGACATTACTTGTCCGACTTCAGGCACCATAACTTATTTTAATGCCGCCGGCGCAACAACAACAGTTACTGCAACTGCCGCAGGTATTCCTCTTGCTGGATGGGAAGCTTTATTCTATGTGATTACTCCAGGTCAGGGTTCTACATCAGACACAACGAAGTTTAGAGTAGTAAACTATGTAAATGCTACTTGGTCGCCCGATGAAAACTGGATATGTTTAGCGTCTACTAACGCTGACGGTACTAATATTGGACATCTAAGATGGAACCCTGGTCAAGTTAACTTACCAACAACAGGTGCGACAGTCACATACAACACTGGTACCGGTGCATCATCTTGGGCAGTAGGTCCAACTGGTCCAACAGGTCCTACTGGTCCAACTGGTCCAACTGGTGCAGCATCAACGGTTCCAGGTCCTACTGGTCCAACCGGTTCTGCTGGTCCTGCTGGTCCAACAGGTCCAACAGGTCCAACTGGTGCAGCATCAACGGTTCCTGGTCCTACTGGTCCTACAGGACCCACCGGTCCTACAGGTCCAACTGGTCCTTCTGGTGCTTCGATACTAGGTACAAGCAACACGTGGACAGGCGCTAATTATTTTCAATCAAATAGAAATACAACAAGCGACAGCCCGCCATTACAAGCATATTCAACAGGAAATACTGGCGCGATTATGTCTTTCCATCGTGGCGGCTATTACGCTGTTAATATGGGGCTTGATTCAGATAATGTGTTTCGTATTGGTGGATGGTCTGCTGGTGCAAATAGATTGCAAATGGACATGTCAGGCAACTTGACTATGGCTGGCAACGTCACTGCGTATTCTGACGAGCGTAAAAAGAAAAACTGGCGTCTTGTTACAGAAAACTTTGTTGAAAAATTAGCCAATGTAAAAGCTGGGGTATATGACCGTACAGACGAAGCTATAACTCAAGTTGGTGTTTCAGCACAATCATTACAAAAATTATTACCTGAAGCAGTTATAGAGGATGCAGATGGCTTCTTATCTGTAGCATACGGCAATGCGGCGATGACTTCTGCGGTTGAGCTAGCCAAAGAACTTGTTGTGTTAAAAGAATTAGTTAAAGAATTAAAAGCAGAAGTAGATGAGTTAAAGAAGTCTAAATAATTTGGAGTGTTGTTATGAAAGGTGAGTGGTGTTACTTTAAGGAGTATTTTACTCCAGAGATGTGTGCTAATATTTTAGAATTAGGTTTGAAGTTACCTGCAGAAGATGCAAAAATTGGAGTTAATGGTAATCTCGAAGTAAATGAAACTAGAAAAAGCAAAATTAGGTTCATTCAAAAAACCGATCCTAATTTTGCTTTTCTTTTTGATACTATGTGGAAATTAGCAATTCAAGCTAACGATGATTTCTTTAAGTTCAACGTAACAAGAATCTCTTATATACAGCTAGCTGAGTATGATGAATCATATCAAGGTGAATATAAAAGACATCATGACGTCTTTTGGATGAATAACGATCCTGACTACCATCGAAAATTGACTGCGGTTGTTCAATTAACAGATCCTTCTACATATGAAGGGGGTGATTTTGAGATGTTTAATATTACTCAATATCCTGACGCTAGTGAAATCAGATCGCAAGGAACAGCATTCTTCTTACCGTCATTTATAGAACATCAAGCAAATCCAGTAACTAAAGGCACCAGATATAGTCTAGCTTGTTGGTTTGATGGACCTAAGTGGAGTTAGTTATATAAATAGAAGATACTATTTAAAACAAATGGAATAATATGGCAACTCCTACCACACGAGCACAATTCAGAGACTACTGTTTAAGACAGTTAGGTCATCCTGTTATTCAAATTAACATAGATGAAGACCAAATGGACGATAGAATTGACCAAGCGCTTCAATTCTTCAACGACTATCATTACGACGGCGCTGAACGAATTTTCATGAAGCACTGTATCACTCAATCGGATATTGATAGGGGTTGGATTTATACTCCTGAAGCTATTACTTTTGTCGTTGGAGTTCTTCCGTTTGATCAAGCAAGCTCATCTATCAATATGTTTGATATGAGATATCAGTTGCGTCTACACGATCTATACGACTTTACTTCTGTATCGTACGTATCATACGAAATCACGATGCAACATTTACAAACACTAAACTTGTTGTTCTCGGGTACTCCTCAGTATAGATTCAATCGGCACGGTAATAAATTGAGATTAGATATTGACTGGACTCGTGACGTTAAAGTTGGTGATTACGTTGTGATTGAGTGCTATCGTACTATGTCTCCAGATTCAATAACGTTATCTGGTACAGGTGCAATCAGTACATCGTCAAACACGGTCACAGGCACATCAACAGTTTTTGATCAACAGGTTATTCCTGACGATGAAGTTGTATTTGGCACAGAAACTAAACGTATTACTAAAGTCATTTCACCAACACAAGTTGAGGTTGATAGTCCGTTTGCTACAAGTGGCTCGGTCACTATGACAAAGACAGGTATATCAGACGTTTGGAATGATAGATGGTTAAAACGATACGGCACAGCATTATTCAAACTTCAATGGGGTAATAACCTAAGTAAGTTTTCAGGTATTCAAATGCCTGGTGGTGTAACGCTAGATGGCGTTCGCATCATGGGCGAAGCACAAACAGAGATAGATAAACTAGAAGAAGATTTGGTTAGCACAAATGTGTTACCAGGCGATATGTACGTCGGATAGTCATGTCAACAAACTTCTATTTTAATAATTTTCCTGTAAATCAAGTCACACCAGAACAACTTCTAGTTGAGGATTTGGTTATCGAGGCTATGCAAATAAAAGGCATGGATGTCTTTTACATAGAGCGTTCTTCTCGTGATCAGATTGATTATATTTATGGCGAAGACGTCACCTCTGAGTTTAGACGAGCAACCCCAGTTGAGATGTATCTCGAGAATGTTACTGGTATGGATGGTGAAGGCGACTTCATTTCTAAATTTGGTCTAGAAATTCGTGATGAGATAACTATGTTAGTCTCTCGTCGTAGATTCAAAATGTCAAACAACACTATAGATCGACCAAGAGAAGGCGATTTGGTGTACGTGCCAATGATACAAAACCTTTTTGAGATCACGTTCGTTGAACACGAGAACGATCAAGCAATGTTCCACACATTAGGTAGAGGTCGTGGTGGAAACGTTTATCTTTACGCTTTAAAACTAAAACAGTTTGTATTCTCTGAAGAGATTATAGAGACTGGTATTGAAGAAATAGACATTCAAATTAGATCTGCGTATAAGAAAACTAGATTACCAATAGCAAACTCAGTCGTAGCTCCTTGGTCGACAGGTATGTTTATACCGGACGAGATTGTATACCAAGGTACGTCATTAGCAACATCAACCGCCCAAGCTGTTGTGTATTCATACACCGCTAACTCTACCATGGATATCATTAGAGTGAAGGGTACATTCACTACAGGTAATGTTAAAGGTAACACTTCAGGATCGATTAGAAGCGTTCTTCTTGTTGATGATGAGTCTCCTTTCAACTCTATGTTTGAAGATATTGCAGACAATAAACGTATTCAAACGGAATCTGATTTAATTATTGATTTCACTGAATCTAATCCGTTCGGAGAAACGTAATGTTAAAAAACGCGCACTTTTATAATAGAACTATAAGAAAAATAGTTGTGGCGTTTGGCACACTATTCAACGATATTACTGTTGTTAGAAGAAGTTTAAACCAAGTAACCGAATACGAACGTATAAAAGTTCCGTTGTCGTATGGTCCAAAAGAAAAGTATTTAACTAGATTAACATCTGATCCAGATTTAATTAAAAGTATTGCTACTGCTGTTCCTAGAATAAGTTTTGATATGACTGGTATCAATTATGATACATCAAGAAAGCAGATGACGTCATTAAAAAACTTTTCAGCAATCAACGGATATACAGCAAACGTTCAATACGCGCCTATTCCATACAATTTTAATTTCTCATTATCAATTTACGTGAGAAATACTGAAGATGGTACGCAAATACTAGAACAAATCTTACCTTTCTTCACTCCTGATTTTACTGTTACTGTAGACCTAATTGAGGGAATGGATCAGAAATACGATATTCCTATTATATTAAATGACGTATCTCCTTCTATTGATTATGAAGGCGATATGATGACGACTAGACTTATAATCTGGGAACTCACGTTTACTCTAAAAGGGTACATATTCCCAGCACTAAAAACAGGTAAGATAATTAACAAAGCAAATACTAACGTGTATCTTGACACTAGAAATCTAGATAGTCAAAAAGTATACGTAAATGTTGCTACAGGTAATGGTGTTTACACCACTGGCGAAACTATCAGGGTAGAAGCTAAAAATATTACCGGTAAGGTAACTTACTTTGCGAATAACGTTACTGGTACGTTGATCGTTGAAGAACTCTCCAGCTTACTGAGTGCAAACGACGTAATTAAAGGCGATTATTCAAACTCACTATATACTATAGATAGAGTAGACTTGAACCCCGCGAAAGCGTTTATGATCGTAACGACACCCTATCCTATTACAGCAAATGCTGATAGCGATTACGGATTTACAGAAACTCTTACAGAATGGCCTGACACTTTACTATGAAAGAATTAAATAAAAATTTATCTGAGATGTTTGATGTTAATCCTTTGGTTATACAAAAATCTCAAGATTTGATACCAGCACCAGAAGAGTTGAGCGATGAGGCTCAAGAAGATTTTACGTTTGCTAGAAGCAACATTAGAAATCTTATTCGACAAGGAACAGGTGCTGTTGATAATATCTTAGAGGTCGCTCGTGAGTCAGAACATCCTAGAGCATATGAAGTAGTTTCTACTTTGATTAAAACTATGGCCGAGATGAATAAAGACTTGATAGAGATACAGAAAAAGAAAAAAGAAATGATTGGTGGCTCAGCGAAGTCTCAAGACAATCAAACTATTAATGTTGATAAAGCAGTTTTTGTGGGCTCAACTACAGATTTAATAAAACAAATGAAGGAAAAGAAAAATGGAAACACTGATTGATTTAATGAAAAAAACGTTGGCAGATACGTTTGTCACGTATTTGAAAGCACACAACTTTCATTGGAATGTAGAGGGCGCAAACTTCGTGCAATTCCATGACTTTTTTGGTGAGCTTTATACAGAGTTACATGGTTCTGTAGATGTTATTGCGGAAGAAATTCGAGCACTAGACGCTTATGTGCCAGGTTCTATGTCCAGATTCATTGAACTTGCTGAAGTCCAAGACCAGACAAATATATTGCAACCAGTTGCTATGTGCTTTGAGTTATCAAAAGACAATGAGATTATTCTTGCTGATTTGAATGTTGCGTTTGATTTAGCTTCAGAAATGAAACTACAGGGACTTGCGGACTTTCTCAGTGGTAGAATAGATACTCATAACAAACACGCATGGATGTTAAGAAGTATCACTAAGTAATGCTTAGTACATTACTCGAAAGACCCGACATACCAAATAATACACGTTGTCAAGAGTTTTGTCAAGCGATAAATGAAAATAAAGATTAAATATTATGGATATTGATAAGGGTTATTTAGGAAACGTCAAGCTCAAGCGAACAAGTACGCTTATTCAATATACTCAAGACCAGTTAGATGAGATTGAGAAGTGTATTGATGACCCAGTATATTTTATTAAGACTTATGTAAAGATTGTTAACGTTGATAGAGGTTTGGTGCCTTTTGAGATGTGGCCATTTCAAGAAGAGATGGTGCATTCGTTTCATAACGAACGTTTTACGATTGCGAAGATGCCTCGTCAGGTTGGTAAAACTACAACAGCCGCTGGTTATATGTTGCACTCAGTATTGTTTAATGACAACTACTCAATTGCTATTCTTGCCAACAAGGGTGCACTTGCTCGAGAGATTCTTGATAGAATTAAATATGCATATGAATATCTACCAGCGTGGTTACAGCAGGGTATTGTAACATGGAACAAAGGCAACATTGAACTAGAGAATGGTTCTAAAATTGCTGCGTTTGCAACAAGCTCTTCTGGTGTTCGAGGAGGTTCATATAACTTGATATTTCTTGATGAGTTTGCTTTCGTTCCTCAGAATATGGCAAACGAGTTCTTTACATCAACTTATCCTGTTATTTCTTCTGGTAAAACGACTAAAGTTATTATCGTATCAACACCATACGGTTTGAATCACTTCTACAAAATGTGGATGGATGCTACCGAAAAAAGGTCAGATTATAATCCAATTGAAGTTCATTGGTCAATGGTGCCGGGTAGAGATGAAGCTTGGAAAGAACAGACAGTAAGAAATACTAGTGAAGAGCAGTTCTCACAAGAATTTGAA